GAGAATTTGCGAGATATAGAAAATACTACTCATCTAGTAATTAATACACTTACTAGGACAATTGATGCTAATCCAAAATATGAAACAGTCATAATAGACCCAACATCTCTAAAACCATTAGTGCCGCAATATGTTGCTAATTGGGTAGATGATTCAAGAGAATACGATTACGATTTTGATGAATGGTTTGATTGCAACAGCCAACCTGATGAGATTTACAAATGGTTAAACTGTAAAAACAAAAGGCAATCAGAATTAAATGCATTAGCACTTGTTACATTAATTGTAAATGGTCGTGACGCCGTGACAGTTGAGAAAGAGCCTAGATACACGGTTAAACTAAAAAACCAAGAAGGATACGAAGATTATTTAGTTAAAACAAATAGTAGTGGATACCGTTTTTACAATAACATATACACCGACAGAAGAATCCACACTCGCAAAGAACTTGAATCCAACGGTTTTGGATGGGTATTCGACTGTGAGGGAATTGAAGTGGAAGAGGTTGAATAAATGAATAGACTTAAAGAATTAAGAGAATTACGGAAAATTACAAGAGTTGAGTTAGCCGAAAAAATTGGGGTTACAAAATTAACCATTCTTAATTGGGAACATGGCACCCATGAAATCAAAGGAAGTAACGCTAAGAAGTTAGCTGAATACTTCAACGTATCAATCCCATACTTGCTAGGTTATGATACAGATAATACATTAACTGACCTAATTGCCAAGATTAACGAGTGGGCAGACGAACGCAACTTAAAGCAAGCTGACCCTAAGATTCAGTGGATGCGTGTCACGGAAGAAGTCGGTGAAATTAGGGATGTACTCTTGAAACCGACTAAATTCACAGACCCACAAATGGCACTTAAAGACGCAATTGGAGACACATTAGTAACGATTATCGTATTGGCACATCAATTAGACCTAGATGTAACTGAGTGTTTAAATATTGCATACGAGGAGATTAAAAATCGTAAAGGGAAGATAGTAAATGGAACGTTCGTTAAAGAAAGTGACTTATAAACGAGATAGTCAGCTAAGGGTTTTAACATCTCTACTACTAATTTCAATAGTAATCAACGTGACTACCATCATAAGAATTACCAATAGCCCTGTGGAAGCTATCGTGGTACATAAGGTTGATAACGCTGCTGTATTGCATGGGAAAATCACAGGTAAGCAGATGATAGGGAAGCTCTACACAATCGATTGTGGAGCGTATGGTAAGTTTCTAGTGACCAAGGAACAGTATGACAACGTACAGGTTGGCGATGATATTACAAGTTATTTGAAAGGTAGAGGTAATTAAGATGACAGAAACTATTAAACTACAAAACTGCTTTAAGCCAGATTCGGATTATTTTGAAAACGCTAGGTATGGCTCATTGGAAGAACTAAAAGAGTTACTACTCTATAAGCGTATAGTTAAGTGGGATAAAGACCACCTAGAACTTGAAGATGGTACAAAGGTAACTATTGAGATGTCAGAAAATGATTGCTGTGCCTATGCTGGAGGTGAATTCAAAGATGTCAAGCTAGACGCTATTATAACTGACATTGAAGTTGGTGAACAGGTAGTAAAGGAAGATGATTGGTCGGGAGAAACAGAAAGTAAGAATACGGTAACTATTTACCACAATCAAAATCCAATAGCTTTGGCAGAGTGTGAGGCTAATGATGGAAATGGTGGCTTTTACTACAGCGTAGGTTCTCTAGTCATTGGTGACATTCATTTTCCAGTGGTGGGGGCGTAGGATTCATGAGCGGGAAGTACAAATACGCAGGACTGACTAAAGAGTTACATCAACGGCTAACGCTTGAATTTAACGCATTGAAAGAACAACATCGTAGAACATTAACAAAGTACGTGATGCAAACAAAGAAGTGTGACCGCTTTCATGCTAGAAAATACGCACAAAGATTTGACAAAGTAGTTAAGGAGCGTTCTAAGTTATCACCCGCGACATTAGACGATATGCGTGAGTATATCACGGACGGACTCGCAAACGACTTAGAGAACTATCTGTCAAAACACTGTTTTAGTAGCTCCGTAAAGTGTCGGCCAGATACCGACAAGAGAAATGCTGGACTGCCTGAGGAACTCTTTAAACAGTATTGCGAGGAAATCAAATCATTAAAAGCTAAATACCCAAACAGCTTCACCGCTTACATCATGGATGTTAAAGGATGCAAATATCAAAAAGCCAATAGCATACGGACAGCGATAAATACACTCTATACAGAGATTGGGATAATGACACCTCGCAAGGTAATCCAACTTGAAGGTCTTCTATCTAGAGAGCTATTTGGCAAAATAGCTAAATATGTATTTAATAAGTATGAATGGCCGGAAAGCCTAGATAGTGAAGTTGATCGAATTTATTTAGAATATCGCACTAAAGGTGATATAGGGCTTAATAAGGAAAGTGTTAAACGGACGCTATTCAAAGCGATTTCAATGGGCTTATAGTGGTTCGAGTCCACTATAAGTCATTAATCCCAGTCAATTTAAATTTAGGAGGAAGCCTATTTTCTTTCAATTAAAAACATAATCAAAGTGAGACTGGTAGCTTTGAAAGGGAGGTGATAACAGCGTAACTGTCTTTTCGAATTCTTTATTCTTGTAGCGTTCGAGGGTTCGACTCCCTCGCTCGCTGTTAGTCTGTCGTGACTAGGTAACTTTTTTTCGACACCGCATCGCTGACAGACCGATGCAAGAAAATCCAGTAAATAATAAAACTTAGAAAAGAGGAATCCATACATACTTTTTTGATCTAGTCTTGCATTGCTGGTAGCAAGACTGGAATTTAACTCAATGGAGGTGGTTGTAAATAAAAAAAAGACCGACACAACGGCCGGCACTCTTTGAAACTCAACACTACTATTATACCAGAGAGGGCAGAAAAATGCTATTGCCGGAAATTGATGAAAAAGCAACAATCAAACGTTGCAAGCGAAAACTTCGAGAATATCCGCGTTGGCGAGAGATTGCACACGATAGCGCTGAGCAAAAAATAACACAGGAATTTACATTCATGCCAAGGGGTGGCGGAGTGAACAAACCTGTTGAAAATATCGCAGTAAGACGTGTCGATGCATTGAATGAGCTAGAAGCCATAGAACGAGCGGTTAATGGGCTATATCGTCCAGACTATCGCAGAATACTGATAGAGAAATATCTAGCTTATCCGCCTCAGCCGAATTGGAAAATAGCACAGTCTATTGGTTTTGAGAGAACAGCATTTCAAGAATTGCTAAATCATTCTATCCTAGCATTTGCAGAACTGTATAGAGATGGTCAATTAGTCGTAGAACGCTGAAATAATGGTATTTTGACGGATAAAATACGGTATCTTACGAGCGTTTAAAGTGGTATTATTATATTATCGAAGAAAAAAAACAGAGACGACTCGTTTGAGTTGTCTTTTTTTGATTATGAAATGAAGGGGGGTGGACATATTGGGCTGAGTGAACGACAAAAACGATTTGCAGATGAGTATTTGATCTCTGGCGTGGCTCAACAGGCAGCGGTAAAGGCGGGATATTCAGAAAAATACGCTAAGAAAAGAGGCCACGAATTGTTGGCAAATGTTGGTATTCAATCTTATATCGACGAGCGTATGAAAGAGCTTGAAAAGAAAAAAATTGCAAAACAAGATGAAGTCATGCAAGTTTTCACTTCGATATTGAGGCAAGAACTGACGGAAGAAGTCGTGGAGCTAAATGCCGCTACTGGTCAGTTTGTCAAAACAAAGAAGCCTCCGTCCATCTCAGAAGTCATCAAGGCAGGTAGTGAGCTTATGAAACGCTATCCAACGGATAAGCAAGCTGAGAAAATGCAACTTGAGATTGATAAGCTCAAATCTCAAATCGGTGGCGATGAAGGTCAAGATGAGAAAATCGCTGGTTTCCTAAACCTCATCAAAGGAGCTGTTAGCGATGGACTTGAGTAAACTCTATACCAAGCGACAGTTAGAAGTGCTTAATTACATCTGGAATCATGATTGGTTTATCTGTGGGCTTCATGGCGCTAAACGTGCTGGTAAGACTGTAGTTAATAACGACACTTTCGTAACTGAGTTAAGCCGTGTCAGGAAGATTGCTGACTGTTTAGGTGTAGATGAACCTATCTATATCTTAGCGGGTACATCTTCAACGTCGATACAGAACAACGTGCTGCAAGAACTTTATAATAAATACGGATTTGAGCCTAGATATGACAAACATGGCTCTTTTGTTTTTTGTGGAGTTAAAGTTGTCCAAGTTTACACTGGTTCAATTAGTGGTCTTAAACGTGCCCGCGGTTTTACAGCGTTCGGCGCTTATGTTAATGAGGCATCACTTGCTAACGAGTTTGTTTTCAAAGAAATCATCTCACGCTGTTCTGGTGAAGGTGCTCGTGTGGTTTGGGATAGTAACCCAGATAATCCCAATCACTGGCTTAATCGAGATTATATTGGCAAAAATGACGGAAAGATTATAGATTTCAGCTTCAAGCTTGATGACAATACTTTCTTATCAAAACGCTATATAGACTCTATCAAAGCAGCTACGCCCAAGGGCAAATTCTACGATAGAGATATCAATGGGCTTTGGACAGTGGCTGAAGGCGCTATCTACGCTGATTATGACAGCAAGATACACGTAGTTGATGAATTGCCAGATATGAAACGATATTTTGGTGGCATTGACTGGGGTTATACTCACTACGGCTCTATCGTGGTAGTTGGTGAAGGTGTAGATGGCAACTTCTATCTTGTCGATGGCGTAGCAGCGCAATTCAAAGAGATAGATTGGTGGGTAGAACAAGCAAGGAAACTGACTGGCATCTATGGGAACATTCCGTTATATGCTGATAGTGCCCGCCCTGAGCACGTAGCAAGATTTGAAAATGAAGGCTTTGATATTAGTAACGCTAACAAGTCAGTAATTGCTGGCATAGAACTTATCGCTAAATTATTTAAAGAAGAAAAATTATATGTTAAGCGAGGATTTGTACCTCGCTTTTTCGACGAGATCTATCAGTACCGATGGAAAGAGAACAGCACGAAGGATGAGCCGTTAAAAGAATTTGATGACGTGCTGGATAGTGTGAGATACGCTATATATTCTGATTATCTCATCGGTACTACAGAGCGAGCAAGCTATGATGACTTGCTTAGTATGTTTAGGTAGGAGGAATGATGGAACAGACACTATTTACGGACAGCACTGGTCAGGAACGGGTTTTAAACTTGCGATTCCATCGAGAGTCCCGCATTCGCTATCGAGCTGATAGCTTAGAGGAACTGGTTGAAAATAATTGGGAGTTGCTGAAAAATTTCATCAATCACCACAAAATGAGACAAGTTCCACGAATTCAAGAACTCATGGATTATGCTCGAGGCGAAAACCACGACGTTCTTAAGTCTGGAAGACGTAAAGATAACGAAATGGCAGATAAACGAGCTGTTCATAACTACGGTCGTATGATTAGCAAATTTAAAACAGGATATTTAGCTGGAAATCCCATCCGTGTCGAATATGACGATAATGATGATAACTCACAAAACGACGATGCTATTAAACGAATAGGTCGAATTAATGATTTAGATTCACTTAATAGAACGCTTATCAGAGACTTGTCTCAAACTGGTAGAGCTTATGAAGTTATCTATCGTAGCGAGTATGACGAAACACGCATTAAGCGATTAAGTCCGTTAGAAACATTTGTGATTTATGACAATTCATTAGAAGATAATTCAATCGCAGCTGTCAGATACTACAATCGAGGTACGCTCCAAAGTGCAAAAGATGTAGTTGAAATTTACACTAACGAACACATCTATACACTTGATGCATCAGATGACTTTAATGAAATTTCAGTTTCAACTCATGCATTCGGTACAGTACCAATTACGGAATACTTAAATAATGTTGATGGGATTGGTGATTATGAGACTGAGCTTTACCTGATTGATTTATACGACAGTGCAGAGTCTGATACAGCAAACCACATGAGCGATATGGCAGACGCTATACTTGCCATTTATGGAGACCTTGCCTTGCCTAAAGGTATGCAAGCTAGCGACATGAAACGCACGCGCCTCATGCAGCTTAAACCTCCTAAATCACCAGACGGCAAAGAGGGCACGGTCAAAGCCGAATACCTCACGAAGTCTTACGATGTGTCTGGTGCAGAAGCATATAAGACACGGTTAAACAGAGATATTCATATATTTACTAACACTCCAGATATGTCTGATACAAATTTCAGCGGTAACACGTCTGGTGAGGCGTTGAAATATAAGTTATTCGGTCTAGACCAAGACAGAGTTGACACACAATCGCAATTCACTCAAGGGTTGAAACGTCGCTATCGTCTTGCTGCCCGTATTGGTTCTTTGGTTAACGAGTTTAAAAATTTTGATGAAAGTCTATTGAAAATCACATTCACACCAAATCTTCCAAAATCGTTAGATGAGCAAGTATCTATTTTGACAGGCTTGGGTGGTCAAGTATCGCAAGAAACTGCACTTAGTCTTTCAGGATTGGTAGAAAGTCCTAATGAAGAATTGGACAAAATAAATAAAGAAGCGTCTGAAATCGATTTTAAGGGGTATTCTAACGACTTTAATGAACACGTAGGCAAATATACAGATGAGGTGAAAGAAACGCATACAGACGATTTTGAGAGGGTTTATGAATGACGTACTGGACGAAGCGTACTTTACGCGAGAGAGAAGCGAGCATAAAAAAGGGCGAAGCTGAGTTTAAGAAAGAACTTGAAGCACTATATAATTTGCAACTCTCACAGCTCCGAAAAGAACTTGATGCTTTTATCCAAAAATATGCTAACAAAAATGGCTTAAGCGTTAGTGATGCTAAACGAAAAGCTGACAGCTTTGATGTCAAGGCTTTTGAAACAAAGGCTAAACAGTATGTAGCTGATAAAGATTTTAGTCCAAAGGCAAACAGAGAGCTTCGAGACTATAACTTTTCTATGTCGGTTGGTCGTCAAGAACTGCTCATTCAAGAATTAGAGCTCGAACTATTAGCTCTATCTGAGAGCGAACGACAATTGACCGATGATTATCTTAAGAATGGTTACAAGAGTGAAGTTGCAAGAGAGAGCTTACTTGGCCAGACAGTACCGAGTGGTAAAACTCTTGAAAAGTATATGACAACAGCTGTCAATGCTAACTTTGAAGGTGCTAAATGGTCAGAGCGTATCTGGAAGAGGCAAGAACAGTTACGAAAAGTTGTAAAGACCGAAGTAACAAGAGCTCTCATTCGAGGGGAAAACGGTTTGACGATTGCAAGACGTATCAGAAAACATATGGATGCATCTCGTACAGAAGCTGAACGGTTGGCAATTACAGAACACGCAAGAGTGCAAACGTTAGCTCAGGAGAGCATCATGAAAGAGAATGGCTTTAAGCATTTCAAACTCATGCCTGAAAGTCGAGCGTGTGACATTTGCAAGGATATTGGCAAGGAGACGGAAAAGAAGCCTGTCAAAATTGCTGACATGGAAATCGGAACGAATGCTCCACCCATTCACCCATACTGCCGATGTGCAGTCGTTGAGGTTGAATAGTGAGTGCACCATGTTTGTTAAGAAACCGTAGAGGGCGAGCCTCTAATGGTGCATAGGGCTATTTTAAGCCCTAAATAAATAATACTAGCGTGGCTCGTAAGTGAATACACTAGACAAGACTAGATAAGGAGTAGCTAACCATATCGTGGCTTAGAAGGTGTTTTACATATGAGACTAGATAGGAGAACAAAATGGAAACAGATAACACAACAGTCGAAACGGTCGAAGATGTAGAAGTAAGCCAAGACGTTGATAACAATCAACCGAGCGACTTCCAAGCGCCGCAATCACAGTCAGAACTGGATAGCATTGTTAACAAGGCAGTCCAAACTGCTTTGAATAATCACAAAAAGGGCGAAGAAAAACGAGTAAACGAAGCTATCGCCAAAGCTTTAAAAAAAGAACAAGACTATTCAAAATTATCTGCTGCTGAGCGGGCTAGCAAGGAATTTGAAGACCAAAAAGCAGAATTCGAAAAACAAGTAGCACAATTTGAGTTTGAAAAACTCAATATGGCAGTCAAAGAAGACCTCGTTTCGAAAGGGCTACCAGTTGAACTAGCTGCAATGTTTAGTCATGCTGAGAATGCCTCTGAAGCTCTTAAATTGGTTGGTACTTTTGAAAAAGTATTCAATGACGCAGTAGCTGAGAAAGTCAAAGCTACTATCCGTCAAAATACACCAAATGCAGCAAGTTTTGGTGGCACTCAGACAGATAACTTCGGAGCTAAACTTGCTAAATCTACGAACGTAACGACTGCTCGTTTTATCTAAAGCAGAAAGGAAATTTTAAATGCCAACACAAACAATTTTCGACACATCAAACATTGTCCGCTCATTGCCTTATAAAGCAGTGTCAGCGACTGTAGACAAATCATTTCCAGGTGTAACCGTAGATGGTAAAAAATATATCAAAGCAGGTACCCTCGTAGCAGGTAATGGCGGCTCGATTTTTGACGACCGCACAAAAACTGTCGTGGAAAACAAAACTGCACCTGAAGGAATCGTTCTATATGATGTAGATTTGACAATCGATAACACTGTATCAGTGCTCTATGCTGGTGAAGTTTACAAAGACAAGGTGAATGGTGGTTCTGTGGACAGCACAGTTACTAAAGCTTTGCCACTCGTTAAATTTATCTCTAAGAAATAAGAGGAGGAACATTAAAACATGGGACTTATTTACGATAAAGTAACAGCATCTAATATTGCTGGTTATTTCAACACATTGCAAGAAAATGTTGACTCTACTTTGGGTGAGTCTATCTTCCCTGCACGCAAACAACTTGGGACTAAATTGTCTTACATTAAAGGTGCTTCTGGTCAATCTGTTGCTTTAAAAGCTGCTGCATTTGATACGAATGTGACCATTCGTGACCGTGTTAGTGCTGAAATACACGATGAACAGATGCCGTTCTTTAAAGAGGCTATGCTTGTCAAGGAGAATGACCGTCAACAACTCAACCTTGTAAAAGACACTGGCAACGAAGCTTTAGTTAACACAATCGTAGCGGGTATTTTCAATGACAACTTGACACTTGTCAATGGTGCGCGTGCTCGTCTTGAAGCTATGCGTATGCAAGTGCTTGCCACAGGTAAAATTGCATTTACGAGCGATGGAGTTAACAAAGATATCGATTATGGTGTTAAACCAGACCATAAGAAACAAGTATCTAAGAGCTGGGCAGAACCTGGTGCTACACCTCTTGCAGATTTGGAAGATGCTATCGAAACAGCGCGTGAACTTGGTCTTAACCCAGAACGTGCAATTATGAATGCTAAAACATTCGGTCTTATTCGCAAGGCTGCATCTACAGTTAAAGCTATTAAACCATTGGCAGGCGATGGGTCATCAGTTACTAAAGCTGAACTTCAGAATTATGTAGCTGATAATTTTGGTGTGGAAATTGTTCTTGAAAATGGTACTTACCGAAACGAAAAAGGTGAAGTTTCTAAATTCTTCCCTGACGGCCACTTGACTCTTATCCCTGACGGACCGCTTGGAAACACTGTTTTTGGTACAACTCCAGAAGAATCAGACTTATTCGCTGATAACACTGTTAATGCTGACGTTGAAATCGTTGACAGCGGTATTGCAGTAACAACTACTAAAACCACTGACCCTGTTAATGTTCAAACTAAAGTATCTATGGTAGCATTACCATCATTCGAACGTTTGGACGATGTTTACATGCTTACTGTAATTCCTGGGGTTTAAGAGGTACTGATATGAATGTTGTACTAAAAGCGTTCAAAGATAAAACAAATGGCAAAGTATACTTTGCTGGTGATGTGTACGATGGTGAACGTACTGAAGAACTCATCGGGCTAGGGTACGTACAAGACGACCAACCAAAGAAAAAAACTAGAGCTAAGAAAACCACTGAATAGTGAGGTATGGCGTGATGGCGTTAGATAAAGATAGAGTTATTAAGAATGTCTCGGTTGACCTTAACACTAATGATGATGCCTTGCTTAAAATTTTGCTAGAGCGTGTCGTTAACCACTTTAAATCAGAGTATGATGTCGAAGAGATTGATGACAAGTTAGCTTTCATTTTCGAGGATTGTGTCATCAAACGTTTCAATCGTCGAGGTGCTGAAGGTGCTAAATCTGAATCAGTAGATGGTCATTCAATGTCTTACTACGATAACGAAACTGAATTTAAGCCTTACGACAATATGCTTCAGCGTTTATATGGAACTTCTGGAGAGTCTAAAGAGGGTGAGGTGCTATTTCTATGAGATACGCTGATACCGTAGTGCTAAAATATATCGATAAGACACAAAAGCACTACGACCCAGACTTAGGACGTATGGTCGGCGGTAAGGAATGGTCTAAGACAGTACCATGCAATGTAACTGGTGCTAGCCTTGAATTGCAAGCCAAACTAGGAGACCTGTTAAACGCCAATAGCATCGTCGTTAGGTTTAGAAGCCCTATCAAAGATGGAGTTGACACGATTGAATATAACGGTAGCAAATACAAACCTGTTACTGTCAGAAGCTATCTAACTGGTCTAAACGCCATCTATGCCAACAAGGTGATGAAATAACATGGCTACAATCGAATTTGAAGGATTGGATGAAATGGCTCAAAGTCTTCTTAAAAACGCTTCTCCTGAAAAACGTTCAAAGGTTCTGAGGAAGCATGGTTCAAAATTGAAAGAAGCAGCTGTTAAAAGAGCACAATTCAATAAAGGCTATTCAACGGGTGCTACTCGTAGAAGTATTACTCTGCAAGTTCAAAGTGATAAAGCAATTGTCGAAGCCTTGACTAGCTATTCAGGGTATCTCGAGGTAGGAACTCGTAAGATGGAGGCACAGCCATTTATGAAACCAGCCCTTGAAGAGGTAGTGCCCAAGATGGTTGAAGAGATGGCGAAATGGGACGAAACATGAAACAACCTGATCAATTACTTCATGATGAAATGTATCGGATTAGTCGTAAGTTGGGATATGACACTTACACATACTTACCACCATGCGACGCGGCTTACCCATTCGTTGTAATGGGAGAAACAATGGTTTTGCCACAATCCACAAAATCACACTTGATAGGTCGTTTATCGTCTACAGTGCACGTTTGGGGACGTGTGGATGACCGGAAAACATTATCAGATATGGCTGGACAGTTAATGTCTAGCTTTTTTGCTATCAAAACTATTGGCGGAATGCAGTTTTCAGCAGAAGTCAACAAGTCGTCAATTGATAGCAATCGAGACAATAGCACAGATGAAGTGTTATATCACTTCATCATTTATACTTATTTTAAATTTATTTAATTAGGAGGAAAAAATGGCTGATACTAATAAAGAAGCCCTTTTGGGTAAAGATAAAATCTTGATGTTCCGAAAATTCGGAGACAAAAAAGCGGCAGCTAAACTTGCCCTACAAACAGAGCACGAATGGGAATATTCACGTGATGCAGATAGCACCAAAACAAAAGATGGTGCAGTGGTTGCCGACGGCGGTCTTGAAACTAAACTATCAATCAATGCTATTGGTACTAAAGATGACCTCAATGAAATGCTAAAAAAATCAGTAGTTGACGGTTACAAAGTGGAAGTTTGGGAAATTGATTTGGCTGACAAAAAATCAAATGGTAAATACGGTGCTCTCTATGCGATTGGACGTCTGTCTAACTGGAAAGTACCGGCTAATGTAGAAGACCTTGTAGAAATTGAATCAGAATTGACTATTGAAGGTAAACCACAAGCTGGAGAAGCTACTTTGACCGGTGACCAAATTAAAGAAATTCAATACACGTTCCAAGACACCACTGTACCTTCAGGACTCGGTCTCTAATAGTATGTAATTATCTTTAGCCAAACTAAAAAAAGTTTGGCTTTTTATTTTAGAAAAAAATAGGAGTAAACAAACAATGAACACAATCACTATTGATAAAAAAGACTACACTTTGACTTTTGGATTTGATTTCATTCGCGAACTTGACAAACGCTACTCTATTTCAGATGGTGGTGTTTCGTTCGGTTTCGGTGTACAGCACGCAGTCGTTGACTTGCAACAGAAAAATCCGGTAATTTTGCTTGACCTCATCCAAGCGGCAACAATTACAGAACGTCAAAAACCATCTGTAAAAGGCATTGAAGCATACGTCGTTGAAGAAGCTGAGAAAGGTCATCTTGACTCACTATTTGATGATTTTTTATCAGCATTGCGAACTCAACCTTTGACGAAAGCAACAACGAAACGAGTGGAAGAAGCCACAGAGTAGAAAAGACAACGAGTGATAACCAAAGTTCAGCTGAAGTATACGAGGAGTTAATCACTAATGCCATGGCTGACTTTGGCGTGTCATTGCTTGAAGCACGAAGAATGACACTTAAAGAAATGAAACTCTATCAGAAAGCGCATAAAAAACGTTTTCTTAATAAAGAAAGAGAAATATATCAACTTGCTTATCTTAATAGGTTAGCAAATGCCACAACTAAAGATGGCAAGAAGTATTACTTTGAAAAATTCGATGACTTCTATAATGCTAAAGAACGAGCTCGTGAAGTCTTAGGCGAAAAAATCACAAACAGTAAACTATTAGAACGAGCTAAGAAAAATCTTAATTACAAACTAGAGAGGGGCTTGCTAGATGGCAGATAAAACATTTAACGTCCGAGCAATATTGAGTGCTCAAGACAATGGCATGTCTAGCGCTCTCAAAAAAGCACAAAGAAACGCTGAAAATTTAGGGAAAACCGGTACTAAACTAGGATCTGTTTTCAAAAGTGTTTTGGGTGCTAACTTAGTCAGTGCTGGTATCACTAAGGGGATCGGAACTTTAACTAGTGGTATCGGTGGTATGATAGCCGAGCTTAACAATTCTACAAAGGCTTGGAAAACATTTGATGGTAACTTAAGCCAATTAGGTTGGGGGCAGAAAGAAATTGCGTCTGCTAAGAAAGCGATGCAAGATTATGCCACTAAAACCATCTATTCAGCCTCCGACATGGGTAGTACATTCTCGCAAATGGCTGCTATTGGTCGTAGAGATGCTGGGGATTTGGTGAAAGCCATGGGTGGTTTAGCCGCTTCTGCAGAAAACCCTAAGCAAGCAATGAAAACCTTGAGTCAACAAATGGTTCAAGCGATGACCAAACCCAAGGTTTCATGGGCAGATTTTAAGCTTATGATGGAACAATCACCAGCAGGCATGGCTGCAGTCGCTAAAGAGATGGGCATGTCTCTTGATGAGCTTGTGACCAAAATCCAAAACGGAGAAATCAAGACCGACGACTTCACCGAAGCTTTCAAGCGTGCTGGTAATTCTATGCAAGACTTAGCTACAAGGTATAAATCTGTAGATGAAGCTGTTGGTGGGCTTTATGAAACCGTTTCGAACAAATTGCAACCTGTTTTTGAAAAACTTAGCGCAAAGGCAATTAAAGGAATTGAGGGCATCATTGATGCTTTTAGCAAAATTGACGACAGTAAGATTCAGAACTTCGCTAACAATCTGAGCAAAGGCATTGATAAAGCGCTTAAAGAAGCAAGTCAGGCTGTGAAGGCTTTTTGGGAAGGCTTTAGCAATGCTGGGGCTATAAAAGGTCTTAGCAATGCTTTCAGATATGTTGCTAGTCAGATAAGTTTAGCATTTAAAAATATAGACTTTAACAACCTATTCAAAGGTCTAGGTAGTGCTCTAGGAGATATAGGTTATGGGATTTCAAGAGCCTTAACAATTGCCACTAAATCAGTTAGCAACTTTATCAGCTCATTCGCTGATACAGGAGCGTTCAAGGCGTTTAAAAAAGCCTTAGAAGATGTTTGGGTTGTTGTTAAAAAACTTGGTTCGTCACTCGCTGACGTTTTTAACAGCTCTGAAATGCAAACGATTATATCTGTACTGGGTACAGCATTTGGAACACTGGCCAAGTGGGTATCACAAGCTGCATCAGCAATAGCTAAATTTGTAAGTTCAATTCCTAAAAGTGTTCTCAACGGTATCACCAGTGGGATATTGGCAATAGCAGCAGGCTTTCTAACTGCTAAGGTTGGTATTTCAGTGTTAGGTCGTGCATTGAAAGGATTGGACTTCATTAGTAGTCTAAATCCATTCAAGAAGTTCAGTAAGGATGCCGCAGAAGGAACAGAACAAGCTGCAAAGAGTGCTAGTCGTTCTAAGTCAACTATCACTCAATTATTTAATGGGATATCTAATGTCATTAAATCTTCTGGTAATGCAATCAAGGGAATCTTGACATCAATATTCAAAGGGATTGCAGAAACTTTTAAAGGCTTAGGTCAAGGGGTGAAACTTGCTTTACAAGGTCTTAAAGGATTAAATCCAGCAACTTTACTTTCATTCGGTGCATCCGTAGCCGTTGCTGCCGTCGGAATAGGTGCAGGTATTGCTATTATCGTAGCTTCATTCACTTTACTAGCAACTCATTCTAAAGGTGTTTCACAAATTCTAAACGCCATAGGTTCAGCGTTCGGAACCGTTGTTGAATCAATCGGTAAGGCAGCAGGGACTATCGTTGAAGCATTTGGCACGGCATTCGGTATCGTCATTAAGGCAGTCGGTGAAGCAGCACCGGGGCTAGCCAAACTTTCCCCATTGGTTGAAGCTATCGGCACTGCTCTAGGCAATGCAGCTCCATTCATTACAGCGTTTGGTGAGGTGTTGACTTCTATTTTAGGAGTGTTGCCACCAGTAATTGATGCCTTCACCAAATTCGTTACTGCTCTAGGAACCGCAATTAGTGGAATAGTTAATGCATTTACTCCGATTATTCAAATAATTAGTGACACAATCACTACAGTAACTCAAATCATCGCTAACGCTATTGTGGCAATTGCTCCAATAGTTGCGAACTGTATTGTTCAAGTCGCTCAAGTTATCGGACAATTCGGACCACAGATTGCAATGGTAATCGGCGCTATTGCACAAGCTATCCAAGCAGCAGCACCTATCATCATAACCTTGATTCAAGGCATTGTTACAGTCGTTCAAATAATGGCACCAGTCATTAGTCAAGTAATTTCTGCCATCATTGCAGTTGTTCAAACTCTTGCTCCTGTCATAAGTCAAATCATTTCAGCTATTGTTACAGCGATAACACAAATTGAGCCTATTATTACATCAATTGGTGGTGTTATTAGTGCTGCATTGAGTGGTATTGCATCAATTGTGTCAGCTGCAGGAATGGCAATTGCTACAGCCGCAATGGGTATAGGTCAAGGTATCTCTATTGCTCTTAGTGGTGTTGCTGGTATTATCAGTGCTACCGGTACTGCAATTGGGGCAGCCTTGCAAAGTATTGCTAACGTGGTCCAATCAGTCGGAACATCAATCAGCACAGCGGCTCAAGGTATCGGAAACGGTATTAAGTCAGCATTTGAAGGTGTTTCAAGCGTGATCACCTCTGCGGGAAATGCAATCAGTAGTGTATTGAATAGCTTAGCTAATGTGTTTAACTCAATTGGTACAGCTGCACAAAAAGCGGGCGCTGGTTTCAAGCAATTAGCTCAAGGCGTTGTAATGATTACCGACACAAAATTAAGCGACATGGCTGCATCACTTGCAGCAGTCGCTCATGGCATTGGTTCGATTAGTGATAGCTCAGCAGGTCTTGCTCAAGCAGGTGCTGGTATGGCTCAACTTGGAAATGGCATGAGCAAGGTGTCAGCATCAGCAACTAGCGCTGTGTCTGGTTTGACTTTATTCTCAAGCACGATTACAAGCATTCAATCGGCATTCACTAATTTACAATCATTGCTAACTACCGCAGGAACATCGTTCAGCACGTTCTCAAGTCAAGCTATGCAATCACTAACTGGATTGTCTGCTATTGCAGGACCTATCACGATCTTTAGAACACAAATTATGATGATAGCTCCATCACTTATGCAAGCATCTGCTGGGTTGACTATGTTCAGCTCAGTAGCTATGGGATTGACTGCTAGCTTGACCTCAATCGGTTCGGCCTTGACTACGTTAGCTACACAGCTAACAACGTTAACAACTAGCTTCACGATGATGGCTTCTATCTCAGCTATGTTAGGAACAAGCTTCACCATGATGGCCTCTAGCTCATCTATGCTTGGAACTAGCTTCAATGTGGTTGGTGCATCACTAACTATGTTGAATAGTCAATTCATGATGTTTGCTTCATCTCTCATGCAGTTAACAACACAATTCATGACAGCGTCAATACCACTTAAAATGTTCAACGTGGCTCTAACCATGATGACACCGGCTTTAATGATGGCAGCTGCTGGATTCACGCAATTTAATGCTCAAGTCATGCGTTCTGCAAGTGGAATGTCTGCTTTATCAAGCACTATTGCTACTATTCCAGCAAAACTTACATCTGTAGCAAGCTCAGCTAATACTACAACATCATCAATCATGCGTATTGCAACTAGCGCGCCACGAATCGCTAGTGCTATGAGTAGTGCAGCTGGACAAGTACAGTCAGCTATGCAACGAATGGCTCAATCTGTGCAGTCTGGCGGTCAGCGAATGATTCAAATGGGTCGTCAAGCTGGAACTCATACCGGGCAAAATATCGCAAGTGGTATCCAATCGTCCGTTGGTGCTGTATCTTCTGCGGTGGGTGCATTAGTTGATGCAGCACGATCACGCGCTATGGGCGGCGTTGGTGCTATGCAAATAGTAGGAGCGATGATTGGTAAAGGTTTGGCTAATGGTATGATAGCTTCTCTTGGTGCGGTAACAGCTGCTGCTAACGCTCTTGTAGCTCAAGCAGAACGTGCAGCTCAAGCAAAAGCGATGATTCATTCACCATCAAGGCTTTTCCGTGATGAAGTTGGTATCTATCTCGGTCAAGGTATGGCTGTTGGTATTGATAGAAGTGTTAAATACGTTAAATCATCAATTGAAAACATGGTTGACACTGCTAGCCGATACGCTATCAGTGCCCGTGATCTATTCGAAGATAACAATATCTTTGATAGTTTCGGTTTTGGGAAGATGCGTGGAAGCGTTGATTTGTCATTAAAAGACGACGACAGAATGGATAGATTAGAGCAAGCACTTGACCTTATCACTGACTTGGTAGGACGTCCGATTTCACTTAATATCAATGGCCGTGAGTTTGCTTACGCAACAGCTGATGACATTAGTGGTTATCAAAGATCACAAGAATTTACTTACAAACGATTGCGAGGTCTAAATTAATGGCTTTATTCCAATTTAATGGATATGACCTAAACAAATATTTCAAGCTAATCAAAGTTGAGCATGAAATAGGAAATGAACATTCTATCTCAACGGATTCAGCGCCTTCTATTGGAGTTAACGTCCAAAAAGTAGAGATAGGTGCTAAGAAAATAAAACTTACTGTCAGCCTAGCCACTAGAGATTTGGCTGATATGACATTTATTGACCCTAATGAACCAGCACCAATTGACAGAGTACAGTTTTATCGAGTTAGGGAAGAAGCTGCCAGAGTCCTACACACAAAAAAAGCGGTTAAACTCTACTTACCAACCGAACCTGACCGCTATTACTTGGCACTTGTTAAAGGTGAGGTCAGTCTCAAAGGTATTTCTGACTGGTATGACGAAGCTACGATTGAATTTATTGTTCCAGACGGAGTAGCGCATTCGACTACATATAAGCGCGTTACAGATTACCAAGAAAAAGATGGGAAAATGATTTTCTCTATCGATAATGAAGGTTCGACGAATGCTTATCCAATAATCACACTAAAAGCAAACGCTGAAAATGGCTATTATGGTCTTGTCAGTGATAAATTTGCGTTCGAAGCTGGTAATACAGAAGAAGCTGACGGTAAAATTGTTTCAAAATCTGAAGTGCTTTACGATTTTAGGGGCGACCGCATTCCTCAGGCTTTTGCAAAAGGCGCTAAGAATGTCGGGATTACTAACGTTCCAGAGGAATTACACGGGATACTTGAAATTCAAAACATCTGGGGAAGACCACACTTAGCATTGGGAAACCCAGACGCTAGAATTAATCAACTTCAAACAGCTTCGTTAACACTTGACATTCCACCAGATAGCAGAGGAGATGTTGGTGCTTTAAATGAATACATCTGGTGGAGACAGATTTTTTGGGCTGGGGATATATCTCAATATGGATTCTTAAAACTAACAGTATCAGATGCTGATGGCAATTTTCTGTACGGAGTTGAGACCTTCAAACGTAGTTTAGGACTTGCTTCAGAATATAACGTTTTAGCCTCCGATGGCAATGGAGGTTTCAAAATCCTAAAACAATGGATATTTCAAGCAACTCATATTGAAGTACATAATCCATTCAACGAACCACGTGGTTGGTCTGATATCAAACGAGAAGATGACAAGGTTACATTCTATTGGTGGGGTTCTTATAATCCTTTCATAATTCCAGAAATAAAAGGGAAGAAGTCAGCAAAGATACACTTGACGATTTCAAACATTCCATCAAAACCATTTGTTACTCACGCTTATTTTGACGAGTTGCTTTATATCAAAACGAATAATGACTTTTTCGAAGACATCCCTAACAGATATATTCAAGGTAGCAATCTTGTTATTAATAGCGAGGACGACACACTAACACTCAACGATCTACCCAATTTAGATGAGATTGTTGATGGTTCTTTGTGGCCAGTATTTCCACCAGGACAGTCAGAATTAGAACTCATTCAATCTCCGTGGGCTAAGAAGAAGCCTAGTGTAACAATTGAATTTGAAGAAAGGTGGATTTAATGTTATTAACGATTCATGACAATAATCTACAAAAAGTAGCTTATATAGATAACGACAAACAGTCTACTTTAAACTTCTTCAACGATAAATGGACTCGTTTGCTTGAAAGCGGAACATCAGTTTTTGAGTTTTCGGTTTTCAAGAAAAGCATTACATCTAACTATAATGTAGAAACTGCTTATAAATATCTTAATGAGAGAGCTTTTGTCAGCTTCAAATACAAGGGGCGCTCATACCTTTTTAATGTCATGAAGGTTGAAGAAGATGAGAACATCATCAGGTGCTACTGTGAAAACTTGAGCCTTGAATTACTATTAGAGTATCGAGGTGCTTATAAAGCATCAAAACCTATGACATTCAAAGAGTATTTTGACGACTGGGGAATGGGACAAGTCGCTAAATTGACTCTTGGTGTTAACGAGGTTTCTGATCAAAAGAGAACTCTAGAATGGGAAGGACAAGAAACTACTCTTGCTCGACTGATTTCGCTAGCTCGAAACTTTGATGCTGAAATTGAGTTTGAGACAAAATTACAACCAAACAGCCAACTTGATGTGTTTGTCTTAAACGTTTACAAGGCTCATGATGGTATAAATCAAGGTGTTGGTCGAAGACGCTCAGATGTCATTTTGAAATATGGAAAAAACATAAATGGCATTAAGCGTAGCGTTGATAAGACTCAGATTTATAACATGACAACTCCTTATGGACGAAAAGATGATACTAAAAAAGAGACCAAGAGAATCTCCGATCCAGTTACTATTCAAAATCCAGTTGTAGTTCCATCGGCTAGAGTTGAAAAAAGATACGCTGGAGGTGACTTGACTTATGCAGGACACACGTTAAGTGCTAGTTTGGTGCAAACCATTTTTAATCTATGTGTTCAGCGAAACCTTTTGCCATCAGGCGTCATATCTCAGCTCTATCTTGAGTCCTTTTGGGGTTCATCTAATGTAGCAAGACGTGATAATAACTGGAGTGGTATGACTGGTGGTGCACAAACGCGTCCATCTGGTGTCGTTGTAACCACGGGTAGTCCTAGACCAGCTAGCGAGGGCGGAACGTATATGCACTATGCTAGCGTTGATGATTTTATGAAAGACTACACTTATCTACTCGCAGAGCAGACAAGTGGTGGTCGCAAGATGTACGGTGTCAAAGGCAAGCAGAACATCGAAGAATACACAAAGGGGCTCTTCCGAATTGGAGGAGCTCTTTACGACTACGCTGCGGCTGGATACAACCACTATATCTATCTTATGCGAGATATCCGAAGCGGCATCAATCGTTCGAACGGTAACATTCTTGATAAACTAGATGATTTGTGGAGGCAGCCAGATAATCAAGTTACCCAACCTAACCAACCAATAACGAGAACTGTTAAGGCTGAGAAAGTTATCGCCGTCCTAAACGAAATGCAAGGTTTGAAAGGTCGTAGAGTAGGTAACGGTCAATGTTATGCATTAGCAGCTTGGTATTCTATGAAACTAGGTGGCCCAGGTCTCGGTGCTGGGGTTACTGGCAAGTCTGGTGTAATTGGTGCTGGTATGGCTGCAGCAAAGATTGGTACTGACTACGCTTGGGACAGATTTGGCTGGAGTGTCATCAGACCTACCAGCGTTGACCAATTAAAACCTGGGGCTCTCGCTAATATAAAGGCATACAACTCATTTCTAGGTACGACTGTTTGGGGACATAATTCAATTATCATCGCTAACAACGGTAGCACAGTTACTGTTTTAGAACAGAACTACGCAGGTCGGCAATACGTTGTCCAAAATAGCTATCCTGCCAGTGCTTATTTAGGCGCTATTGAGACACTATGTTATCCTCCCGAATTGAGAGAAGGGAAAACTGTTGAGGGTAGAACTGAAACTGTTAGCTCTCCAAACTTTGAAGTGCAAAAGGTAGAGATTCCACCTATCGACGTTGAAGTAACCTCTGAAAGCACAGCTGCACTCACTATTGATAGCAAGCGAAAGCAAGAATGGAAGAACGATAAAGGTCAAGTTGAATTTTACCTTGAAAACGGTTCGCTATATGCTCCTATTTCTAAAGAGTTGTACCCATCCATTCTAACAGGTAAAGAGAATGACGATAACTGGATACGTAAGGATATGGAAATTGACACGGATAGCGAAGATGTGCTTATTTCGACAGCTCTTAGAAATCTACGCAAATTCTGTTACCCAGCTATCACTTATGAAGTCGACGGTTTCCTTGATTTAGATATTGGTGACACAGTTAAAATCCAAGACGACGGTTTCAAGCCTATGCTTATTCTTGAAGCTCGTGTCAGCGAACAAGAGATTAGTTTCTCTAATCCAGTAGAGAACAAAACAGTGTTTGCTAACTTCCAAGCACTTCAAAACAAGGTTTCAGACAGTTTGCTATCACGCATGGCTAAACTAGCTGAGCAAGCCATTCCTTACGAGTTGAAACTTTCAACTGATAAAGGTACTACGTTTAAAAATAGTATTGGTCAAAGCGTGCTAAAAGCAACACTTGAAAAAAACGGTGAAGTTTATCAACCAATATTCTTCTATAAAAATGGTGATTCCATTATCGGTACTGGCAATCAGTTAGTTGTTAAACCAACAGATTTTGAAAACACCTTACAAGTTACCGTTGAAGCATACCTTGATGATGAGTTAGTAGCAACTGCAGAGGTTACATTCACTGATGTATCAGATGGTGAACAAGGTCCTAAAGGTGACCGTGGTAATGATGGTTTGCCAGGCAAGGACGGGGTGGGCTTAAAAACTACTACCATAACTTACGGCCTGAGTGATTCTGATTCTACTCAACCTACTGACTGGACTAGTCAACCACCAACTTTAATTAAAGGGAAATACCTTTGGACCAAAACAGTATGGACATATACTGACTCATCTAGTGAGACTGGCTATCAAAAGACTTATATTGCTAAAGATGGTAATAAAGGTAATGACGGTATACCTGGTAAGGACGGAGTTGGTATACGTAATACCACAATTACTTACGCAGCAGGCACATCTGGGACAGTAGCACCAACGTCTGGTTGGAGTAGTCAAGTGCCTAATGTACCTGAGAGT